CCCTCGCGGGCCACTTTCAGGAGTTTTGCGCAAGCAGACTTCTCTAACTTTGTAAGGAGGATTAACATATGCCAGGACCAACGATACTTGCTTCCACGGAAATTATTTCCGCTGATGGAAGACATAAGATCGTGGTTACCTATACGCCTGATATGACCAAAGCTGAACGACGTGCGCTTAGAAAAGCCGCTCGTAGAAAGCTGAGAAGCATGACTGATTCGGGATGGCGTGCTAAGCGGCATAAAAACCGCCAACGCCACCATTACCGTGTCAGTACTGTTTTCTCACGTCATCGGACAGTGGAATTACCCTCAAGGTTTCCAAACCCTAAGAGTGGCTCCGTCTGGAAATGTGGAGTTCGAAGAGATTTTCAAAACTTCAAACTCTTCCAGACTGTTCCGATTACGAATGGGGAAACCCGAACGACATCCCGATACGGAAAAGAATGTTGGGACCAGGTTAATCCTGGACCACCATATCATTCCGGGGGGCCGTTTAAGGTCATTGAATACCAGGTACCAGGTACAGAGTTTAAGAAAGGTTATATTGGGAGTGGATTAGGGGTTTCAACCTCTAATACTACCGGGAATTACTCCATCTATGATGGAGGATATCTCGATGATGGCTTCTGGATTACGGACTCGTTTGGACCGTATACCCAAGCTTCACTCTCTTCCTTTCCCTCTCTGTCGGCATACCACTCGCAGGCTTGGGATTCATGCAAGCCTACAGTCCCACAATGGAACGCTACTCAATTTATATATGAGTTACGTGATCTGCCCGGAATGTTGGAACAAACCGCTAATTTCTTCCACAACGCGTGGAGGTCATTTGGTGGTGGGTATTCAACCACTTTCATGGCACCTCGTAACGTTGCCGATTCGTTCGTCAACGAGCAGTTCGGGTGGGCGCCCTTCGTAGGCGACTTGCAAAAATTGCTTGCCGCCTGGGATAACTCCTCCAACTTCATTTCGCGTACCGTACGCGATAATGGACGTTGGGTGAAGAAGCGTCGAGTGTTAGAAACAACTGAGGTTGTATCGCCTTTACAGCGCTTTTATTCTTCAGGCACGATACCCACATCGGGTATCGCTGACTGGCAGAATTTTGGCATGTGTAAGCCGTACACCTTGGACGGTAACCTCATTAGAGGGCACTGCGATTTCCAGAAAATCGTAAAAACGAGTATCTGGGCCGTAGGGTCCTTTATGTTTTACCGGCCGGAGTTTGATGCTAATGATCCAGGATTTGATTCTGGTCTCATGACGTTGCGCCGTGCTTTAACACAGTATGGCGTACGCATCAATCCTTCTGTTGTCTATAAGTTAATTCCTTGGACGTGGTGTGTTGATTGGTTTACCGGCTTCGGTAAATACATAGACCGCCTCAATGATTTCGTTGAAGACGGAATCACGTCCCGCTATCTCTACGTATGTAGGTCAGAAGAGAGAACTATTACAAAAACTAGTTTTCTCAATTATTATACTGGCCCGCATACCGTCCAGTTTCAACGAAGACTTCTGTTGAAACAGAGGGAAGTAGCAGATAGTCCTTACGGGTTTGACGTGCCTTGGAACAATATAACTCTAAGGCAGGCTAGCATTCTGGCCGCTATCGGCATTAGCCGGAGTGGTTCAGGATATGTTTCGCGTGGTGCTTAGGCTATACGTTTGCTGGGACGACGTACCACGTTTAATTCCAGTTCACAATTCTACTGGAGGTAACTATGGCTTTAGCCGACCCACAATCTATCACTGTCAACGCGGTGGCTCAATCAATGCCCCGCGTTTCTTCAACCACTGGTAACAACCAGCGGAAGTCCAACTATCAGAAATCTGATAGAACTTATTTCCTCGAAGTATTACATCGCGACGTTACAAGGAATAAGAGACAAAGAATTGTCTCCCTTGTAACTTTCACGCAACAAACCACGGCTACTGATCCCTTCACTGCGGAACAGTATTCCGAGACTTGTTCGTGGTCGGCCCAACTCGATCGTCCTTTGGTTGGTTTTACCCAAACTCAGATCGATCAGAACTGGACAGGATTTAAGACTTGGTATGACAGTACTATGGTAGGCAAGATCTTTGGAGGTGAAAGCTGATGCTTGAGCTTCTTAAGAATCTAGAAGATTCTTATCCCCATTTAACACTTGGGGATATGATTACTCTACACCAGTCTCTAGACAGAGAAATTTGTCGACAGCTGGCTGTTGCACCTATTTCTGACACTCTCGACCTAAGGTCGGCGAATATCAGAAGGGAGGTTTACTCGTATGAGCAAAACTCAGACGATAACATCTAAAGGCATCCTGATGGATGTCCTTCGGAGTGCTGGCGTTAGTATGCAAGTAATTGCTACTGGCGATAAAGGTTCAGGAAAGAAGAAAGTTAAGCAGTTCTTCGCCGTTCTTTCTGGCGAGGTCCTCGCTTCTATCTTTCCCAAATTCCTGTCTGCTGTTGAGGATGCTAATTCGGCATCCGAAGTCCTTACGGACCAGCAACCAAAGCAACCTAAACTACTACCAAAGTGATCTTTGATAGATTGCTTTCATTCGTGAAAGGGCTGAAGTCGTAGCTTGATAGACATATCCCCAGAGATGGAGATTGCCTATGAAAAGCAACGAAACACCAGTTAATTCTGATGTTAGTACCTTTCTAGAATTGGCAAGGCGCATCTACTTAGATGCGTGTCTGCATTGCGTCGCAAAGGTCTCCAAGCGAGATCTATTAACTATACGATCCCGCGTTCAAAAACAAGGGTTATCGTTTTTAACAATAATCCTACCTGATTTTTGTGCTGACTTCGAAAGAAGCCTCCATGAAGGTCAGGTCGACCCATCACTCTTCAGATATTTTCGTAAGAGTGGAGCAATTCCTGCATTTTTGCAAGACATGCTCGGTCGTATTTTTGATAAAGAGACAGGGAGAATTCTAGATGTTAACCCCCAAGATACAGCTACCGTTGTTCGGAGCGTTAGGCAAATTTGCCTTTCGTTCAAGAAAACTAAGCTTCCATGTACTCCCGCAAGGGAGCACAAGGCTCTTGAAGGATTTATCCAGATTGAGCAAGAACTTCATGACCTCCAGATTCCGGATGACAAGATCTCCTTATTTAAGGAAGTCTCGTTTTTGCTTTGGAGTCGTATTTTGGTCCGGTTGGATCTTAATACGATGGTACCAAAGCATGGTCCCGGCAATACAGCCGAACGTTGCTCCCCGAACGGGAAGTATCGTTGGAATTATTGGTGCGATCGTTTGGAACCTTACTTTCCTCTTGTTGGGTGCGGCTATCCGATATCAATTGGATCGCTTGAGCCTTTCTTTGAGGAGTTCCGACAAGTTAAGATCGCTCTTTCGGAAGAGGAACTTCCCTCGCGGGTCGTTCAGGTACCGAAGACGTTGAAGTCCCCAAGAACCATTGCAATCGAACCTGCCTGCATGCAGTATGTGCAGCAGGGTATTCGAGACGCTTTATATAGTGTCCTCGAGTCCGATCCTCTGACCTCTGGTCACATTAATTTTGCTGACCAAAAGGTAAATCAGAGGTTGGCAATGGTTTCCTCGATTGACGGTCGAATGGCAACACTCGATCTGAAAGATGCTAGTGACAGAGTTCCTTTGTCCTTAGCTCTCTCAATGTTCGATAGTCATCCTGAGTTAAGGGATGCCATCGAATCATGTCGTTCAAGGTCGGCGATATTGGAAGACGGACGCATTGTCCAACTTTCAAAATTCGCTTCTATGGGTAATGCTCTCTGCTTTCCAGTTGAGGCCATGTATTTCTACACAATATGTGTAATGGCTCTTCTTGAATCGCAGAATCTCCTTGTAAGTCGTAGCAACATCGAACACGTTGCTACCGACGTCTTCGTCTATGGAGATGATTTAATCATCCCTACAGACGCTGCGGCAGTGGTTTTCGATTACCTGCAGAGTTATAACTGTAAGGTAAATGTCCGTAAGACTTTTTATCGTGGATTTTTCCGCGAATCTTGCGGAGTGGATGCATATAGTGGTGTAGAAGTAACACCTATCTACATTACTCGACGTCCACCTGAAAGCCTACGGGATGCCTCCGAGATTATCGGATGGGTTGCCACGGCAAATGCCTTGTACAAAACAGGGTACTTCTTGGCTGCTTCATACATGTTCAAACGTGTAGAAAAGTATACGGGATTACTCCCGTACCTTCCTGAGAACTCGGGGAGTCTTGGCAAAGAGTTTTACGGTGTTAATCCTCCGAAGCTTTATCGCTTTTCGAAGGATTTCCATCGCCGAGAAATTCGGTGTTGGACGCCGTGTCCAAAGTATCTAAACGATCCTTTGGACGGCTTTGCCGCGCTCTCGAAGTCTCTACTTAAGTTAGACAAATCGAAAGATCTAACAGAAGTACGTGACGAAAAGCCACTTGAGCGTTCCGTGCGGCACGGCGCCGCCACATTAAAACGCCGTTGGATTCCCGTCTGAACATGGCGGGTATGGGCAATTGCCCTAGGGGGTAACTTCCTCCCTTGTAGCGGATAAGCAGGTGTGAGCCCTGTTGAGGCATTGTGATTATGGTAGGTTAAACCATACACTTACGCCAATACATTAGCTCAGATCCTGCGCCCCTTTTCGGGGGTTCCGCCTTGGGGGTAGGTGCAGTGCACCCCCCTACCCG